CGCGGTCTGCACCGCCTCCCCGATGGTCGACAGGTCGAACTCCGCACCCTCGGGCGTGTTCGGCGCGGTCGGGTTGCTCGCCTCGAACGCGGCGAGGGTCGTGGGGTCGCACGCCCCGGCGTGAGCGGGCGCGCCGCACTTGGAACACTTCATTGTGGTGCCTTCCTTGTTGGTGTGACTCATGGAAACTGATGCCACGCGAGCGCCGTCGAACACGGGCTGCGGGGTGAGCGAGATCTCGCGGAGCGGGTAGTCCACGGCGTGGTAGACGCCGTCGCGGAGCGCGAACTTGACGCCCTCGTGCGGGCCGATGGATGCGCCGTCCCAGACGCCGTCCTCGGCCATAGTGAGAGCGCGGTCACCCTCGGGGCCGCGCGCAATCTTGGCGGCGTAGTCGAGCCCGTCGGGGGTGTCGGTGAGTTCGAGCATGTATCCGACGGCCTGCGCCGAGTCGTGCTGGACGTACATCTTGACGCGCTTGGGGTCCGTCCAACGGATGGTGCCCTGGGTGAACTCGAACCTCATCCCGGCCTTGACGCCGACGACGCCGTACGGCATGGCGCGGCCACGGATGACACGTGCCTCGCGGTCGACGGAGAACACCTCGCCGCCGCCGATCGCCTGCATGGTCAGGGTGTCGTCGGCCGCGAACGTGGGGAGGGCGGGGAGGTGGTTCACGATGCGGTTTCCTCTCGGGTGGGGAGTGCTCGCACGTTCGAGCTCTCGTCTGCGGTCGGGGCGTTGAGTGGGCGCTTTCCCTCGGCGGCGCGCACTTCCTCGGGCGCCAGCGCGCCCGCTTCGAGCCCGGCCTTGTACGCGGTGTAGCGGGCGAGCGGGTCGCTGCGCAGGAACCCATCGAGGTCGATCTCAGGCTCGTATCCGCGCGGCGTGACGTCGGGCATCACGAGCCGGTCTGTTACGGCGTTGAGGTAGGCGCCGAGGGTGAAGTCGAGGAACGACTTACGGCGCGACCAGTCGGACGAGTAGGTGCGCGAGGTGGTGGATACGCCGAGTTCTTCGGGGTCGACGCCCGCCACCCGGGCGATCTCCAACACGGCGTGTTGCCGGGCGTCGGCGAGTTGCAGTTGTTCGGGCGACCAGCCGCCCGTGTGGTAGTCGAGCGCCGCCGGAACATAGCCGGTCGACCGCGTACGCCGGGCGACCTGCCACGCGTCGAGCATGGCGACGACCTCGGCGTCGGTGGTCGCCGGGTCGAATCCTTCGCCGGGGGTGAAGTAGTCCGACGGCGGCACGCCGTCGGCCATGTTCGCGGCGGCTTGATCGAGCAGCAGACACGTACGGATCGCGCGAGCCCCGGCGATCAGCAGCCCGTCGTTCGGGGAGTCGAACCGGATCAGTGTCCGCGCGGCGTCGGTGCGCTTGCGCCCGTCGACGTAGACCCTGCCGCCGTCGACCGTGACGCGACCCGGCGCGAGCCGCTCGACGTACGACGGGTACGTGTGATACCCGACTTCCTTCACGTCCCACCATGCGACGGATTCGAAGAACAGATCTTCGAAGAGACGCGTCATGGTGACGGACCTGGGCACGTTGCGCTCGGGCTGGTCGAACAGGGACCACGCACCGTATGCGCCGTCCTCGGTGCGCTTCAATCGCAGCCGTAGCCCGCCGCTCGCCGAGCACACGAGATCCCGCGAGCGCTTCACGGCGGGAACCTGCATGGCCGTAGCGCGGTCGATCCGCGCGGCGCGTGGCGTGTTCCCGTTGCTCGCGTACGCGGTGAGCCCGAACACGGCCGGGTCAATGTCGACGTCGAACTCGGCGACGGCGGCGGAGTGCGCTTCGGTGGTGGCAACGGCCTCGCCGAGCCCGAACAGTGATCGCATGAGTCCCACGCGCAGAACCGTCGCAGTAACAATCCCCAACGTTGGCGTAGCCCGTACGGCGCGGCGTGTCGCACGCTGGTGTTACGGGCCGCGGCGGGCTCGCAGCCTTGGCAGGAAAGGCGTCCTGATGCGAGCCCGCCGTCGGCCCCTCAGATCGACGGCATGAGGACGCGCCCGCCCGGCCGTCGGGCGGGCTTCGCTCGCGCAGCCGCCGCCGCCCAGGTCGCCGCCTTGATCGCGGACACGTCGCCGTGGGACGCGAGTCGGGTCGCGCCCGCGCCGGGCACGGTCCGCACGGCGAGCACTTGCGACGTGAGCGGGTCGGAGCCGTCGTGGGCGAACTGTCCCTCGGCGAGCAGCCGCGCGAGGTCGAGCACGGCCCCGAGCGCGGTGCCCTTCCCGGGGGTGGTGCGCAGCCCGGCGACCGCCGGGTCGGCCACGAGCGAGGCGCCCACGACGCATTCGCCGGCAAAACCGCTGCGAACCACAAAGAGCCCGGCGAGCGTGAGGTCTTCGAGTTCGTCGGCCGACACCAGCGCCGCGCCGTCGGGCAGGCGCCACGCGAGCGCGACGAACACGCCGCCCGTGAACGACGACTCGATCGCCGCCGCGTCGGGCGCCCGGTCCGGCCTCCCGGTCGCGGTGAGTTCGCCCCACGCCACGCGGTCGACGACGGGCTCGCCGCGTACCGGCTTGACGTTGAGCGGCGGCCACACGTTGAGGTACTGGGCGCGGAACCCTTCCATCGGGTCGGGGTCGTCGGCCTCGGGGTCGACTTCCCCGGCAAGCGCCGCGTCGTACTTCGCGGCGAGCATCCTTTCGCGGTCCTCGGACCAGTGCGGCGACGCGGCCTTCCACGTCGCCCGGGCGCCGGGGTCGTCCTGCGGCCGGGCGCCCCACAGCAGCAGCAACACCCGATCGCCGACGAGCGCGAACGCCTGGGCAATCCGCGTCTTCATCGTCGACCGGGCGCGGCGGTGCGCCGTCGAGGTGAGGTGCAGTTGCGCCCAGAGTCGTTCGAGCAGCATCGGTTCGAGCCCTTCCGAGATCGTGTCGGGCTTCACGTCCCAACACTCATCGGCCATAGCGAGCCCGGCGTCGAGCCCGTACGCCGCGCCCTGGGCTTTCACGACCCACGAGGAACCGTCGTGCGGGTTCTCAATGATCTCTTTGCCGTTGCCTTCCTTCACGGCCTTCGCGCCCCAGCGCCCGACCGCCCAGCGCCACGCTTTCTTCTGCACGTCCCGGCACACCGCGAGGTCGTTCCCACAGTGCACGACCGACTGCGCCTCCCCGATCACGGCGGCATGCGCGAGCCGCCACGTCGCGACGGCCCGCATCCGGTGACTCTTGCCCGACCGGCGCGACGCGGACTCGACCACCTCGCGCCACACGAGCGTGCCGTCGGCGCGGTGCTCGTGCTGCCGCACGATCGCGAACCGCTGCCACCAGCGCAGCGTGTAGGAGTGCTCCCGCTCCGCCCACGGCACGACGGGCTCGGCGCCGTCGGGCAGATGCGTGCACCCCGACCAGCCGTAGGAGCAGATCGCATCCTCGGGCGGGTACGTCATGGCGAGCGGCGGCGCCGCGTTGTCGGGCACGTCGGCGAACTCGACCAGCCACGGGTACGCCCGCACCCGATCCGCGTCCCACGCGAGTTCCGGCGGAACCTCCAACGGCTCGCGTTGGATCGCGGCGTACGTCCGCGTGCTCTCGCGTGTGACCCTGGGCCTTGGCTTGGACTCGGGGAGAGAGAGCGGCAGTAGCGGGGCTGCCGGGGTGGTGGCGTCGGTGGGAAAAACGTCGTCGAGATCGAGCGTCGGCTGGTCGACGAGCGCGCCGGTCGCGCGCAGTTCGCGCAGCAGCTCGGCTTTCGCGTTGGCGATCACGGCGGCTTGCCCGGACGCGTCCGAGCAGACGCGCGCCTCGATGCGCCAGTTGCTCACAGCCCACGTGAGTTCGGGGTGTTCGATGCGTGATTGCTTGTGGCCCACGACCCACGCCCGGTCGTCGGTGCCGTCGATCACGCCGGGGCACTCGGGCACATGGGTGTCTGCCTCGCACATGGCAGGCAGGTAGCGGCGCATGTGGGCTCGGGCTTGGGTGACCCGGCGCCCGTTCCACTCGGGCATGGGGCTCATTCCCACACCTCGCCGTCGTAGTTCTCGGGCCGGTCGGTCGGCATCACTCGGGACTCGAACACGCCCGGTCGCTCGCGTCGTGGGCGCGATCGCCACTCGGCCTTGTACCTCGTGTTCGCCGCGCGGCAGGCGCCACAGTGGCAGCCCTTCACGTACGACGATCGCTCGCCGAGCGGGCCGAACTCGGCGCGGTGCTCGCTCATCGGTGTTCGTCCTCGTGCTCGCGCCGCGCGGCGTCGGTGATCTCTTTGGCGCTCGGCTGCCCCTTGGGCTGCGGGTCGGCGTCGACGATCCACTCGGGATGTTGCGCGCACTCGGCTCTCAGCGCCCGGTCGACGTGATGCACGAACGTGTGGCAGGTCGTCGCCCGCTCGCCCCAGGTCATGACGCGGCCTCTCGTCGGCACAGCGGGCACAGCGGTAGCCCGGTGATCGGGTGTGGTTCGGCGCCGCCGGGGGTGCCGTGCTCGCAGTCCTCGCCGTGCCGTCGGATGGTGTCGAGGTGTGCGGCGAGGCTGCGCCCCTCGGCGGCTCGGATCTTGGCGAGCGCTGGCACGTACCACGCGCGTTGTCTGCCTCGGGCCGCTGGCACGTTCGTGTCGGGGTCGGCGAGCAGCGCAGCCCACAGCGCGTGTTGGTGCTCACTGTCGATCCCCTCCCCTCCCCACAGGCTCGACAGGCTCGCTGGCAGCGGCGGCGGCTCGGGTGGTTCGGGGGTTGCTTCCTTGGGTGGTTCGGGTGTCACGGCTGTGACAGGGGTAGGGGTGTCACCCGTGACAGGGGTAGGGGTGTCACCCGTGGCAGGGGTGTCATGGTGACAGGGGTAGTTATCCACAGGCACCGCGTACGCGTCCCACGCGTCCACGTAGACCACGCCGCCTCGACAGTCGGGTTTGTGCGTCCCACGCCCGCCGCACTCGCGGCAGGCGTGCCGGGCGGTGCCGTCGCACTCGGGCGGGCAGGCGAGCCGGATCTCATACCGGTTCGGGCGGCGCCCCTCGGGCGTGCGGGTGGTGCCGCCTTCCTGCAAGTGCACGACGAGTTCGCCGAGCGCGGCGAGTTGCTTCAGCGCTCGGCGGACTGTCGACTCGCTGAGTCGGGTCATGCGGGCGAGGGTGGGGATGGACGGCCACGCGCCGCCTTCGCCGTCGTGGTCGGCGATCGCGAGCAGCACGAGGCGGGCCGACGCGTCGGCGCGGCTGTGATACCACACGAGCGGCGTCGAGGCGCTCATGGTCGGCTCGCGGCCACGTAGAGCCCGAGCAGCACGCCGCCGATCAGGCTGTGCCCGTGCACGACGGCGAGCACGCCCCCGACAAGCAGGAGTGAGAGCACGGCGTTGACGAGCATGCGGCTCGCGCTCATCGATACAGCCCGTACAGCAGCAGCCCGGCAGGCAGGCACACGATCGCCGCGAGACACACGGACGTAAGCACGTCGAACAGGAGGCGGTTCACAGCGCGAGCCCGAGTCGTTGGGCGGCGTCGGCGACGCGCTCGGACGCCTGCGCCTGGGCGATCTCGGCGAGGATCTTGGCGCGCTGGAGGCATAGCCGCTCTTCCTCGCGGAAGCGCCCGGCGAGGCGGTGAGCCTCGGGGGTGTCGAGGTCACGCGCCTGCCGGGCGCTTGCCGCGTGGTCGTCGGCGGCTTCGAGGTAGGTGAGTGCGCGGGTGGTCGGGTCGGTGACGATCCCTTGATGTGTGCTCATGGCCGCATTGTTACACGGCTGTAGTTACAAGCTTGGGATCTCCCGCGACTCGCATGCGGGACAGTCGTCGCCCGAGAGGCACGCGAACGGGTCAGGGCAGTCCTCGCGCGGCTCGTGCATGACGGTGCGGCAGGCTGCGCAGATCTGCGGCCCGCCCCACACGATCACGAGCGCCTCTCACGGCATCGGCGCATCCCGATGCAACGGAGGTGCGTGCAGTCGGTTAGCAGCATGGCGGCGCTCGCGCGCCCGATGCGTTGCTGTATGGCCGGGCGGGTCGTGCCCGTGACTGTCGCCAGTTCCGCGAGCGAGTATCCGGCGTCGGTGCGTGCGAGCGAAAGCGCCGCGTTGGTGGCGTGGGGGGCCATGCCTTCGATCACATAGAGCGCTTCGATCGCCTCGGTGTCGCCGTCGGCGGCGCGGCGAATGAGCCCGTTCACCATGCGGAGCACGGCGGCGCCTACCTCGGGCGCCTCGTGGCGGGGCTGGTCGCTCACAGCGCGCGCCCGTCGGCGTCACAGTCGCGCACGTAGACGTCGGGCGAGTAGGGGGCGAGTAGCCCCATCACAGCGGTAGCGACGGCGTCGGGCACGTCGACGCCGTTGAACACGGTCAGGGTGTGCGTGTTCACAGCGCGCCCCCGAGGTCTACGGTCGCGCCGCACTCGCCACAGGTGGCGCCGTGCGCACCGATGTGCCCGTAACGGTGGGGACACGTGGCGTCGAGGTAGGCGCGGACGATCTCGACTTGCTGCCGGTCGATCGCCTCGCCGAGCGCGGTGCGTAGGTCGACGATTACGGGGTGTCGGGTGTCGCTCATCGGTGGTTCCTTTCGTCGTGGTTTGGTGTACAGGGAGACTGTACAGCAAAACGACGAACACGGCGCCCCGTGTAGACGGACGGGCTACGCGGGGCGCCGTGGGCTCAGTGGGCCAGTTGTGCTCGCAGCCTCGGGTGGTCCGATCCGGCGTGCCCGAGGTAGGCGACGTCGCCGAGGTCGATCGTCGAGGCGATCCGATCGAACCCTCGCCCAATCTCCCACGGCAGGCCGGGGAACCCTGTTACGTCCTCGGGCGTGTTGACGTCCCCGAGCGCGTGCACCTCGAACCCGCGTGAGCGATACCACGCGATCAGTTCCTCATCGGCAGCCTGATGCCACGCCCAGCGGTCGGAGCGGAACCACCTCTCGCCCCGCACGTACGGCGGGAACGCGGCGTTAATCCTGTGGGGCAGGAGGAACACCTCGGGCGCCCCTGTGGCGACGCGCACGGCCTCGACGACGAACGTCCCTCGGTGTGGCGTCACGCCCGCCCGCCCGCTGTGCACGCGGACGTAGTGCGTGCCGGTGATGCGCCACACGGACCGGCGGCACACGAACACGAGGTCGCGCTGCCGCCGGCAAACGCGCACGCGGTAGCCGCCGAGGCGGGCACGGGCCCGCGAGAGCCGCGCAGCGACCTTGCCGCGGACGTTCCCGGGGATCGCCTCACAGAACCCGATCGCGTCGGCGAACAGGGTGACGCGCCCGGCGTCGTCGTGCGTGTTGTGGGTGCCGATGGTCGGGCCGCTCATGCGGGGTCGCCGTTGTCGTTGTGCGCCCGCTCGCGCACGCTGCGGTCCTCGGCGATCAGTGCCTCGGCCTCGGGGTCGAGGTGTTCGTCACGGATCACGTCGGCGACGCCTGCACGGACCTTGGAGTCGAGCAGCCCGTTCGTGAGGGCGTGGGTGTCCTCGCGCACCTGGGCGACGTCGGCCTGTACGCCTCGGACCTGCACGAGCAGCGCCACGGCGGCGATCGTGGGCGCGAGCGTGCCGAGCAGCGGCCCGATGACGAGTTGCAGGTCGCGCCCCTCGGGCGCGAACAGGAACGCGAGCAGCACCGACAGGACGGTGACGCAGAACACGATCGCGACGACGACGAGAGCGGCGGTCGCCGACACTCGGGCTGTGGTCGGGGTCGGGG